TGTGATCGTTCGCGCCGAGGAAGTGCCGTGGGCGGAGCCGAGCCACGACTGATCGTCGCGGCCCTCCACGACACGCTGGATGGAGAGGTCCATCAGGTGCCCCTTTCAGGTGGGCTAGGCGGGTGAGCGGTGGGGATGCCGCTGCGCGTACCGGTCCCGGCCTGACGCCACGGAGGGGCTTGCGGAGCTGTTCCGCTGGCCTTGACCCCGCGAAGAGGGGCCTACAGCAGGCGGCTTACCTGTTCCCATGACGGGAGCGATGCCGTTGACGAACGTCGCTACCTTGGCGGTGTCGACACTGTTGTCAGCGGCCAGGAACTTGGACATGTCCAGCGGTTCCAAGATGGTGGTGAGCCGTTCAGGCTCGATACGACCGGCTGCGGCGGCGCGGAACTCGGCGTTCACTAGTCGGGGTAGGTACTCGGCCGCTGCGCCCTCGGCTGCGGACTTCTTCGCATTGGCTACCGCTTTGTCCTTGTCGGTGGACAGCTCGTAATCGAGATCGTCAGCACGCTTCGCCTTGGCCTTCAGTTCGGCAAGTCGCTCTGGACTTACCCGACCCGCACGTTCGCTTGCTTGCGCACGCCTCTCGTGGGTTTGCGCTTTCTCACGCCAGTACTCGGCCTTTTGATCGGGCGACATGTCGTGCAGGGCTGTCTCTGCTGGGTAATCGAACTCCGACTTGGCGTCTGCTGCGGCTTTCTCTGCTGCCGCGGTCTCAGCCGTAGCATTGTCGGCCGCCGCCTGGGCCTGCGCCGCCGCGTCATCCGAGTCGTCTCCACCGAGGATCGGCCACAGCGGCTTGCCGCCGACGATGCCGAGAGCGCGGAGGCCGGTACGGGCGTGAATGGGCAGCGCAAAGAGAGCCATGCGTGTTTCCCCTGTCGGGATAGGTGATGCCCATGACGGGCGAACCCACAACTCGATGCAGTGGGCAGTATTGGGCGGACTACGCCGCTGGCAGAGAGCGGGCTAGTTTCAGACGTAGATGATGTGGGCGTTGGTGGCCTGCGCGGTTGCGCTGGGCGCGATCGGGAGACGCGCGAGGCGCACCCGGCCGTGGTCGAGGAGTGCTGCACCGACAGTGCCGCTCGCAGAGTTGCGAGGAACCTGCACAGCTGTGAACAAAAACCCAGCGAGGGTCGCCAACCCCGATACCGGCGCGGCGATCGTCAACGACACACCAGTCGCCGTAACGGTGGGCGCAGCGGACAACACTGCGGTGGTGGCGTTCGTGACGGACACGATGGTGGTGCCCGCCGGAATCGAACCACCAGTGATACCGGAACCCACGTCGCTTGCGGTGAAAGCCGCAGTCGCGGAGGTGACGGTGGTGGACGCCGCGGTGGTCGCCCCGTCAGTGACAGTCCGGGATGCGCCTGTGTCGGTCTGCGGACCGTACCTACCGGCATTCGAACCACTGGCGAACTGCGCCAACGGGAGACCGCTGGGGAAGTAGCCGTTCGGGTAGTGGGTGGAGGCGGTGAACGACGACATTTGCAATGTGATCGTTCGCGCCGAGGAAGTGCCGTGGGCGGAGCCGAGCCACGACTGATCGTCGCGGCCCTCCACGACACGCTGGATGGAGAGGTCCATCAGGTGCCCCTTTCAGGTGGGCTAGGCGGGTGAGGCTGTTTCAGGCGCGGATTACGCCGCTGGCAGAGCCGAATCCTCGGCAGGTGCCGGTGAACTCGGAGGTGTGGGAGACACGTACGGGGCCGGTTTCGGTGGCCCGTACTTCTGCGCCAACTCCAGATCGGCAATCCGCTGCACTTGGGCGGCATCGATCTGTGAAGGGGTTTGCTGCCACACGATCCGCTGAATCTGCTCCCACGTCAGCGAACTCAGGGCCTGCGCCGCCGCGGAACCCTGCTCCGACAGTGAGTACCGCTCCGTGGGCAACCAGTCCACACTGATCTGCGACACATCGGCGCGGGTTTCGTCGCCCATGAACTTGAACGCCAAACTCAGCACCCGCGCCAGGGAGCTGTCCGCGCCGCGCAGGAACTCGTCCACGTCGGAGACGAGCCCCTCACGCTGCAAGGACGCACCCTCCGCGGTCTGTGTGGCCGCGTCCGGGGTGAACATCGACAGCGGGGTCTGCGTGACCGCCGCGAGCTGCAGGATCGCGTCCTTGATGGCCTGCAAAATGCCCATCAGGTCCACCTGCCCTGACTCCCAGATGGTGGCGCCCGCGGGCAACTTCCACAGGGCACCGGGATCGGCGGCGAAGATGTCGTTGTAGTCGATCAGGTTGCCGTCGTCGTCCCGCTCGGGCATGTCGTCGGCGCTCTGAATCTCAATGGCCCGCTGCCGGAACGCCTGCAACGTGGCGATGACGATGAGCTGCAGGTGCAGGTGGTTGATCCGGTCCAACAAGTCGGTGTGCAACTCATACCGACCTGATCCCTCGTCGTAGTTGAACGGGACCACCGGAATATCTCGAACCTCGTAGCGTTCCGAGAAGATCCCGTCGTCAACGTCCGGCACACCGCCGTCGTCGTCAACGTCGTCAACAGGGTCACCCTCGAACGGGCGCATCTCGAACGAACTGGCCGAGAACGACACCGGGGTCGGCTCCATCATCGCCAACAGACCCCGATTGCGGACCTGCGACTGACTGGACACCTTCCGCTCCCGCGTCGCCACCCACTTCTCACCCGGCAACCACAAAATCGCGATGTCAAGTTGAGCCTGGTCGTCGTGATACAGCTTGAACGCCGCCACCACCCGGCGGGGGCGCATCGGGTCCATCGAGCACACCACCTGCCGGGGGTCCTCCGCGGTGATCACCGCGTTCACCGAATCAACCTCCGGGTCCGGTGAACCCACCGACATGAACGAGCGACCGAACTTGAACGCCGTCCGGGTCACATCAGAGAAATGCACCTGGGCGTCGTTGGCGCGGAGTAACTGCCACGCCACCTGATCACCGTTCTCGTCGTGATCCGCGGCCGTGGCGACCGAACGAATGCCGCACCGCGACGACGGCGCTTTGATGATCAGCTTCGCGAAGTTGGTTCGGGACGTCTGCTGGAACCGGTAGAACCGGGCCTTCGAGTCCTCCGAACCCCACGCCAACGGCGGCCGACCCGAGTAATAGTCCTCCAGCAACTTGAACCGGCGCTGCTCCGCCTGAAGTTGGTTCCACAGCGTCTTCATCCAAAAACCGGGGGTACCGGGGACCGTCGTATCGATCACGTGAGCCCCCTTCCGGGTCAACGGATACGCGATGGAATGACTTTCCTGCTCTGCACACCAACACCGGCGGCCAAAGCGTCCAAACGGGCCTGCCAGGCGAGGACCGCGGCCACAGCAGCATCAATCTTGAGTGGCGAGTCAGGATTGGCCTTGGCGATCTGGGTGCCGGCGGTGGACACCCGGCGTCGTGCGTTCAGGATGTGGCGAGTCAAAGCACTGGAACCGTCGTGGCTCATCTCGTTGTCCACCACAGCCGAGTAGAACTGCTCCAACGCCCGCACCGTCTGCAAAGCGCGGCCGCCAACCATCCACCACTCGATCGGATGGTTGCGGGTTGACTTCACCTTCAACCGCGAACCGTACTTCGCCTCCCACGAAGCAATGTAGGACTCCCACTTCGCGGGGTCGGCGTAAAACCCCACCACGTTGTACTTCGCGAACACCCCATGCACCTCGGCGTCCACCTCTGTGGTGGGCACTTCCCAGTCATCGGTGTTGTCGGGCTGCTCCCACACCCGAACCTGAAACACATGCCCGTCCGAAACCCGGCACCCCACCAGCGCGGTGGCATCAGTGACCCCGAACGCGCGATGCCGAGACCCGTCGAAACCCAACACCACCGGATCACGGTCACCGATCACCTTGATGGTGTCCGGTTCATCCCGGAGCGGCCCGCAAGCAGCCCACTCCGGCGCGGAGAGCCACGAATCTGAGGCGTGGGTGATCTCGTTGAGGTAGTACCGGCGGGCGTCCTGCGGATCGGTGCCGCGGTCGGTGATCTCAGCCATCAACCGGTCGATGCTCACCCACGGGGAGTCCCTGTACAACTCCTCCAACCCCGAGCGCAGAGACACAACGTCCGCGAGGTTCGGCACCGACACCGAAGGGTGCCAACGAAGCACCCCACCCTCTCCTCCGAGCGCCTCAACCTTCATGGGGTCATCGAGGGCTTCCCGAATCATGGTGGCGTACTCGAAAGTCTTCTGAGCGACCGAGCCCACACCGGGAACCCATGTGTTCGTGGTCTCGATTGACCTGCCGCCCATCTTCGCCAAGTTCCGGCGGATCGTCGCCGCCAACCGAACCCCACCATTGCCCCCGTTCCACAAATGCGACTCATCCAAAATTGCTGCCGTGGACCGCTGACCCTCACGAGACGGGGCCGAAGCGGTCACCGGCTGCAGAAACCCGTTGCGGGTGCGTATCCGGTTCACCCCAAGGTCCAGACCAGGCACCGAATCGCTGGCGTGGCCCTCCCGCAGCATGGACAACGCCAAAGCCATCGTGTTCTCAGTCTGGTCAGCGCTGACCGCAGCCAACTGCACCCACGGCGACGGGTGCGGGCGCCCAACAGGGTCACCGGCAGCTGTCCAACCATCGAAATGCACCGGCCCCGCCAACTCGCAACACGACACCGCCGCCGCGACCGGCGACTTACCTGCACCCTTGGGCAAAACGATCTGCCCACGCCGCCACAACCACCTGCCCTGGGCGTCGATGGCATACCACCAGCACAAGAACCGGGCCTGCGAATCCCGCCACGCCCACGGCTCACCCGTCAAGTCACCATCGGGCTGAGCAAGCTCCGTCTCCGACCACGCCAACACGTCCAACCCCAACGTAGGGATCCCAACGTCCTGCGGCCAACCCTCCGGCAAACCGTCATCCGCGTACCGCAAGTGCGGCGTCAACTGACCCGTGGGCGTTCCCACCGAGCCCGCGCCGCCTTCCGAGCCTGCTCCGAAACCCGCTCATCCTTCTGCTTCGCCGTCGCGTTCGTGTCCGGCAACTTCAACGCCTTCAGCAACGCCGACAACACCGTCCGATGCTGGCGAACCTCCGACACCAACGGCGAAGCCACCAACTGACCCTGCGAACCCTTCACCATCAGCGGCTCATCACGCAGCTCAACTTCGAGTCGCTCAACGATGTCCGCCTCGCGGCAAGCATCCGCCAACACCCGCACCTCATCCGGACGCAAGTCGTAGCTAGAGGTGATCTCAGACCACAACCGCAAGCCCTCATCGGCAAGCTGAGCGGGAATCCTTGCTGTAGTGGCCACACAACTACCTCCCATGGCGGGAACGGGTGCCCATGACGGGCTGGGGACGGTGCAAAAGCCCACGGTGGTGCACGCACGGGCGAAGCGGCCAAATTGAGCGGTGTCCGCCGGGTGGGTGGTGGGGGGTGCCCCCCACACCCTTTATTATTGCTATTTATTATAACTATAATGGCGTCGGGTTATATATATTAGTTATTGCTAGGCGGGTACCTTGCTATATATTAATAGCAGTTGTTAACCGGAAGTGCGGTTATTATATAATAACTATTGCTCGCCGGTCAGGACCCTATTTATTTATATATATTGCAGCAATACCTAATCGCCACCCATTATATATATTATTGCTAAACGCCTCGGTTCAGCTCAACCATTATATATATATTGTTGTTAAACGCCGCCGGTCAGCCCAAGCCAGGGTGCCGCTCGGCGGGGTGTCGTGCGCCTGCGTGCCTGCGTGCTGTGCCTGTGGCCGCTTCCCGTTGCGACTTCTCGCGGTGACAAGTGGTGCATGCACCACGGTGGTTGTTCATGTGGTCGGTGCCGCCCTGTGACAGTGGGATCACATGGTCGTCTTCGGTGCTGGTGATGGTGCAGTGTGGGCCGGCGATGTAGCAGGTTGGGTGGCGGCGCAGTACTACCGCGCGTTGCTTGCGTGAGGCTCGTGTGCTGCCGCGGCCCCATCGTGGGGTTGGTTGTGGGTACACAGTCCACCTCGTGTCAGTCGGTGCTGTGGTTGTCCTTGGCGGCGTTCGCGGCAGCCGTGCGCAACACGCGGATAGCGTACGCCGCGGAGAAGCGGGTCTCAGCGGTGTTGGCCCAGTGGACGTGTTTGTGGTGCGTCGACAAGTAGTCCGACCAGAGCGGCCCTTCCGCGTACGACCCAGGGCAGTACTTCGTTGAGAGGTTGTGAGGCACCATATTCCCGCACCGGCAGATGTACGACTTCCACCCGAACGCCTGCCCAAAGTCTGTCACCGGAACAGCCTGAACGCCGCCCGTGTGACCCGCCTGCGGACGATGCGCTTGGCGTAGACGTTGGGGCCACGCTTCGCGGCCTGCCCATCGCCGATGGTCCGCTGAGTCTTGTAGAGCGCCCGCCGGAACTGGTTCAGTGTCATGGCTTCCACCCCGCTGGCATGTTCTGCTGGGCGTAGGCGAGCATGAACCGGATCATCTCAGACCGCGGCCTGGCGTCCTTCTTGGCGCGTTGCTCCACCGCATCGAGCGCCGGTCTGCTGATCCTGATGTTGATGGATTCGCGCTTCTCTGTCATACGCCACACTGTACACGTCTGTGGTGCGACCGTCTACAGTATATATATTCAGTAGTCCACGCCGTACGACCAGCGGTTCAGGTGCATCACCAGGCAGGACAACATCGCCCCGCCCTTCGCCAACTCGCTGATGTTCACGTAACACACCTCGAACCCCATCTTCGCGGCGATGTCCTCCAACTCGCGGTTCTTCTTCACCTCAAGCTGGTAATCCTCGGTGCCGCGTTTCAGGTCGTGAATGTTGGAGTGGTTCACGATCAGATTGTGCAGGCGCACCGAGTTGCAGATACCCGAGTACGCCGCGTCCTCGGACACGTCGATGACCTCGGTTTCCTCATCCAACGCCCCCAGCTCGTCTTCCTCGAACGCGTCGCAGCACACCATCGTCTGCGTGGCGGTGAGCGGGAAGACAGAACAATCGAGGTGGTACAGGTACTCATCCTGGAGTTGTACCGGCAGGATGATGGCGTCGGTTTGCTCGGCGATCCAGTCCAGTGCTGCCTGGCTGCTGCGCTGCCCGTAGCCACCAACGTACACGTTGTCATGCAAGTGTTTGAGGTCCGCTTCGCCCTCGAACTTGGCGGCAGGCTCCAGCACGTCGAGGTTCATCGACTGCAGAAACGGTTTGCCCACCGCGGCCTCACCGACCCGTTCGGTGGCGGTGAAGTTGCTGAGCACCACCTGCCCGGTGTGTTCCATGGTCACGCCGAGGTTCGCGGTGAACACCAAGTCCTGCAAACCGAGGGCTTCGGCTGGTGTTGGCAATATATATACCAACGAGTCCGCGGCGAGGGTGCCATACAAGTCACCCCACTGGGCGCCGGCCTTTTCGAGGTCCAGTTTCAGCTCGTCGCCCTTCGCCTCACGCATCCACACATTGTTGGGTGCGTCGATCGCGAAGCTGAACGGGTAGTTCATCAGGAACGTGGGGTGCGGGAGCTGCGTCGGATTGGTGGCGAGCATCATGCAGCCTCTCTGAGACGTTTAATCTTCACGAGGGGGTCTTGTCCAGCTTCCACGTGTTGCCCCACCTCGGCGCAGGTGGACAGTTCCAGGTGCTCGGTGATCGGCACGACCATCTCCACCTGCGACCCGTAGCGGATGGCGCCGAAACGTTCCCCTTGGCCGACGCTCTCGTTCTGGACCAAGTTGAACTGGGTTATGCAGTCCACGTCGTAGTCCGCGATCTGCACCACATAATAATATAACTGCAGGTCAGCGGCGGCGATGCGGCTCACAACCCGCTCATTCTTGTGCAAATATTGATTATATTCGGCGCCGGGGACGCGCAGCGCGTTCAGCAGGTGCCGTTCCGCGGCCAACATCGGTTTATTAATGGTGGCCAGTGCCGGCCCCTCACGCCACGTCAACGTGCCCCCGTACGGGATGCGCTGCGTGTGCACGTCGTAAAACGTGAGGAAGATTCCGACGACCAGCGCCCGACCCTCAAAATGCGGGTCGGCCAGCACGTCACGAACCGTGTAGTCCCGGCCCTTGATGTCGAGCACTGGGTCGGTGGGCTCAACCTCCACCTGGTAGAGGATCACCCCGTCCGCGGGGGCGAACATCAAGGTGGAGTCCACGTAGGTGGGGCGCACCGGGTCGCGGAGGAAGTGGTGACTCGCCAACCAAGCGGGGTCCGCTTCGCGGAACGGGTCCACTTCCTCGCGAACCCACTCGGACAGTTCCTTCACTTGCCGTACTTGGCTTTCCAAGCAGGTGAGCCGAACTTGGGTGCAGCACCCGATGCCGTCTTCGCGCTGGACGTTTTGTTCGCCTTCAGCCGCTTGTCAGCCGAGGTTCCCTTGCTGGGCTTTCCCATCTGTGTTCACTCCCATGTGGTCGGCGATGAGCTCGGATCGGACGTCTCAGGCTGGGGTGGCGCCGGTGGCCGGGGGAGTCAGCCCGCTGGGTGTGGTCGCTGCCGGGGCGGCGTCAGCGGGTGCAGCCGATGGTGCGGCTTCAGCCGGTGCTGCGGCAGATGGTGCGCCAGGTGCGGGGACGCTGTCCCCGGTGGCGGGTCCGCTGGCCTGGCCCGCGGGTGTGGGCGCGGCAGGCGCGGCAGGTGCATCAGCCGCAGGTGGTGCCGGATGGTCGGCAGGGGCGCTAGCGGGCGGGGGTACGTCACCCCGAACCCGGCTTACCACGGCGTCAAGCCCCGACAGGTCGAGCTGTGCTGCCGCGGGCTGGGCCTTGAGGCTGGCGACCTCGGCTTCGATGGCCGCGATTTCATCGGTGAGTGCGGTGACGTCGGTGTTCAGGTTCTCCTGGGAAGTCATAATCGAGTCCAATCTGTGGGTGTTGAGCACGGTCTCGTTGAGCAGCAACAGAAGTAGTAGGCGGTCAGGGTGCATGGTCATGCCGCCGTGTCGATGTTCAGGTGGGCAGCGATCTTGCGCAGCAACGCCAGTGATGCTTGGTCAGCAGTGAGGTCGTCGCGTTGCATCTCATCGGCACGCTGGTTTTGCCGGCGCGCCGCCAACAAGATCAACGGTGCGGCATAGGCGGCTTGGGTGGAGAACGCCAGGTTGAGCAGAATGAATGGATATTCGTCCCAGTGGGCGACGAGGCCAATGAGGTTGAGAATGATCCAACCGACGATGAGCACAGTCTGTCCGGCGAGGAACGCCCACGATCCCATGACGCGCACTGCGCGGTCGGCGGCACGTTCGCCTGTGGTGAGTTGGTCTCCGGTGCGGACGTGGGGGTGTCGGGTCCAGTCGACGCGGCGAATCACACCGTCACAACCTGCCGCGCAGGATGAACAGCTGCAGGGCGATGATCGCCCAGGACGATAAGAATCGTGTACAGCAAGCTGCCGGTCATTTCTCCTCGTTCCCGTAGTGCTCGCGGATGTACTGCTGGTAACGCACTAGGTCGGCAGCCGAGTAGACAGGCTCGGGTCTGCCGGAGAGGTTCACACCGCTGCGGCCGGGAGGCAGCCACCCACCGTTGTCGTAGCCGCGGGGTTCGTCGCTCACGGCAGGCCTCGGAACGGGTGGCGGATCCGAACCCGACGCTTGCCGAGATTCACGATCGAGTCATTTCGGACCTGCGTGCGCCTGAGTGACTTCGGATCGTCCCGGCATATCGCGGTGTATTCCGCCCATCGTCCGTGGATGATGATCGGTTCTATCGCGATGTAGTGACGGCATCCGTTGCGGTGCATCCATGCCGCCACCGACTGCTGCTCATCGAGAGACATGCGATCGGGCTTCAGGCACACCGGCATTCCGTCACTGCTCCCTGCGTGTGTAGCGGCCGGTGGTGGGATCGCGGCGGGTGTGCCGAGGTGCGGGCCAGGCTTCGGTGTCGGGGCCTATGTCCACGATGGGCAGTGGGTGGTGGACGGCGACCCGTGCCGGTGGGGTGCGGTGCAGGAGACGGCGCAGGTGGGTCCGGAACGTCACAACGCCTCCGAGGTGAGTCTGTGGCGCCGCGTGAGCATCAGGTCGATGGACTCGCTGATGGTGTCGGCGCGGGCCAACGCCAACGACTCCATGACAGGTGCCCCGTCGAGGGCGGCTTGGTCGGCGACGGCACGGTAGTGGTCGCGGCGGGTCCGGGCCTGAACGAGCCGGTAGTCGAGGGTGGCGACAGCAAACGCTGGGGTGTCGGTACCCGCCACAACCTCGATGCTCATCGGTGTGCCATGCCGTAGCCGATGAGCACGACGGCCACGAGGATGAGTTTGAGCCACACGAACGCAACCATGCACCTGAAGAAAACCCGGTCGCTCATGCCGTCACCAGGTCGGCGATGTAGCAGTCGGTGTGCTCGTACCCCGTGATCCGGTAGGACCATTCACCGTTATCAGCGTGAAAGGTGATCCAGGGATCATCCACGGTCAGGTAGTCGGCGCGTTTCAGCAGTTGCGCGGAAATTCGGATGGTGCGGGGGGCGTGCAGGATGTAGAAGCCGCCGTCTTTGAACGAGAGCATCATCTCTTCGGGCAGGTCGCTCACGCCGTCACCATCGTGTGCAGTTCGGCGCACCACTCACGCCACCCCGCCCACGCCTTCACGAACTCGGTGCGATGGGTGATCCGACCGGCTTCGTACTGGAGCACCGCCCACTCAGCGAACGCCCGCGCTTCGATTCGTGAACACCGGCAGTGGGTCATGGCCCAGGCGATGCAATGCCCGTGGAACTTGCTCGACACGGCCATCACGTCAGTCGCCCAGGTACTCGCACGGATCATGGCACCAACCGATGGTGGAAGACCGCTCAGCGACCACGATCATCGCCGTCACCCCCGCAGCAACAACCATCACCGAACCAATCACACCCCAACAGAGGGCAGCAACCAGGTCATGCGTCATGGGAATCCCGCCGATCCCGATAGGACTGGTGCATGATGACGGCCAGCGTGGGGAGGTAGATCGAGGCGTACAGGGCGACGATCAACGCGTTGTCGCTCATCGCCGCAACCTCGCACTGTGCGTGTCGGTGCGATTTCCTTTGGTGAGAGACCTGCACTGCTGGAACGGCCTCACGCCGCACGTTGGGCACGGGTTGGGGTAACTGGTTCTGCTCATGCGCTGCCCTTGTCGTCGTAGCCATGCACGAGGTGCCAGCACGGGTCTATGCCCCTGACGAGGTTGAGGACGGCGGCGGCGTCCCGGTCCTCACGGTGACGTCGCTCCGGATCAAATCTTTGGTGTGCGATGGCATCGGCGGCTTGCTCCACCGTGGGCAAATGCACCAGGGTCCAGCCCTGCGCCTCCAGCTCGGCGAGCAACTGGGCGGCGTAGGTGTCGTCCCGGCGCAGGAGCAGGGCAACGGCGAGGGCTTCGACAGCATCGGGCATGGTCAGCGACCTTGGTCGAGACGTTGGTGCCCCCACAGTTGGGTTGACCGTCCGCAGTGGGAGTGGAGACGTGCCGCGACGGTGGGGGCGGTCCGCGCCCAAGGCGGGGACGACAAACGAGCGATGACCTCTAGGGTCGGACCGCTCGCAAGCGTGATGCTAACACATCTGCTGTGACAGCGAGGAGAACGACCCAGGGTCGGAAGGTTCCCAATGCGCGCAGGCGGGCGTCCCCGGGATCTCTGCGCCCAACACCACGCCACCGACACCTGTGTACAGCACCACCTCATCTCCTCCCTGCCCGATTTCGAACGTCATCGAGACGCCGCACGAGCACTCGATGATGCCTCTCGGGAGAACCTTCGGAAGAGGTCGCTGGATTCGAAGGCTCCTCCGAGGCGCTGGCTGTGCGTTGTGCTCGACCCTGACAGTGCACCCCAGGCGCGGTCGGTAGGCAATCCTCGTCGCGTTCATGCGCTGGCCCTCTCGGTCGTCGTCCGGTTGTGCAGGTCCACCACGTCACCGATTCGATACAACGGGTTCCCGGTCAAGTCCGCGCTCTTGGCGAGTATCCGCCCCCGGCTGGACCACTGCCGGATGCGGGTCGCCTTGATCGGTGCACCCACGAACCACGGCAGCATGCGCTCACACTCCGAGGCCGATGCCAGCCGGTCCCGAGCACGAGCGAGTAGGTCGGCCCTACGCTCGCCTGTGTCCCACTTTGCCCCGCACTCCTGGCACGACACCGAAGGCGCATCAATGGCGGCGTACAGGTCAGCCCCACACCTACCTGCGTCCGTCTCCGAACCGCAAGGGCCGGCGAACATCCGTCCTGCCGGTGCGTCGATGATCCGCCGTGCGCTGGCGATGGCGTCGGTCAGCTCGTCGTAGGTCTGCCCGCCACCTTCGTCGTGGCGGATCGCGTTGACGTGCCGCAGCAGCCACGCGGCGATGGCAGGGGAGGTGTCCACGCAGTCCAGAGGCAGGCCGCGCTGCTCGGCGAGGTCGCGTGCGGTCACCGCGAGCACGTCGTGCAGAATCCACCCCGCCTCCGATGCGCCGATGTTGTACGGCAGCGGCCGTTCCACTTCCTTGCCCGGCTTGTGACCGCCCTGCTGCACGCCGATCCGGTCCTGCCTCGACAGGGTAATGTCCAGCTCGTCAGAGATCCAGCCCACGGTGCGCAACTCCTTGGCCAGGAGGTCACCGCAGACGACACACAAGTAAGCCTCCGACAGGCGGTAACAGGTCGAGCAAGCAATGTTGGTCACTGGTCCAGCGCCCGTTCACCGAGCGAGGCGCGCCGCGCTCGCCGTTCCCGCCTAGCAGCCCGGCGCTGGACCCGGAGTTGGTCGGAGTGCATGCGGCGGCGAGCTGCCAGGGCGCAACGAGACTGCGGGTGCGGGTGCGGGAGGCCCAAAAGCGTGCGCCTCATTGACTCCCACACCCGACTTACCTCGGCGGACACGACACGGAACGCCGCGGTGATCTGCTCCAAACCTTCTACGGCAGCGATGCTGTCTGCCGGATCGAAGTGGCCTAGTCGGCGGGAAGGCAGCACCAGCTCAGACGCCCAATTCCCGAACCTGAGCCCAGTTACCATAAGCGGACCCTCGACGTCGGAACCAGGACAACCAGACCTGCTCAGCCCGTGCCACGTTTGGCCGCAGCGACACCGCGGGAACGTCGGGTCGTCGTAGTCGTAGCCAGTCTCGGGTTCACCGCCGTGCAACTGGTCATCGACCAGGGCGCCGATCTCGTCAATGACCCGCTGCGCGGTGCTCACTTGTCCTCCGGGTAGCCGCGGGCCAGCACGTACGTCTCACACGGCCAATCAACCGGCCCCCACTCGGAGTCGTAACAGCACGAGCACCCAGGCCTGGAACTGAGCTGCTCGAAGACCGGCCGGTGCAGTTCCAGGACAGCGCGGCGTAGGCCGCGAGCACCCACGGCACAGTGCGCGGCCTCGACCTTGTCGCGCTCGGCCGCCCGCTCAGCGTCCCGAACACGGCGCCGCTCGGCAATCTCCGCGTCTACCTGCTCGGAGGTGAGGGTTTGCCGCCGCTCGTACTCGTCCGGTGCGTACCTACGCTGCACGTAGTCCATGCCAGGCATGATGTTGTCGTACGGACTGAACGGTTGTTGTGGGTCACTCATCAGGCGAGTCCTCCAACAGCGGCACGATCGCTTGCCAAATCTGATTGAGCGCCGTAGATATCGTTTCGGCCTGACTGTCGTCTAGGCGTACCCGCCGCCGTCTCTCACCCTCACGTAGCGCAAGCCACGCCTCGCCAGGTGCAGGTGTCAGATTGAGATTAAGCGTCACGTCATCCTCGATGCTTTCTACCCTGATCACACTCATGCTGCCTCCAGCTCGACGATGGTCAGTTCTATGCGGGGGTCGGCGCGATCCACAACCACCGACGACCCGGAACGGGTGACGTACCGGTGGTCATCGCCGGGGATTATCTCGGCCTCTACCAGCGCGTCCAAAGCTGCCTTGAGGAACGGCCCGCAGGCATCCGAATCCCGTACCCGTGCGTCAGGCGCGTACCAAGTCACGAACACCTCCACCGGAGGTGTAACGCGAATCTTCGCGTTCCGTGCAGACCAGAACACGTCACGCTCGACTTCCCGCTTCGCACCGCGTACCTCTGCCCAATGCGCTCGACGTTGCCCGTTCGAGGTCATCGGCGGCTTCATGTGGGCGAGGCGGATCGTGTAGGTGCTCACTTCGGCGCCTCCCTCGGTTCGTTGCAATCCGCAGGAAAGATGCCCCTGGTGGTGCAGAACAGGATTGCGGGCACCGCGAGGAACAGCCCCAGCAAGACGGCACAGGCGGTGCTCACGTCGCCACCATCCCCGTCAGCGACTCAGCCCAGTCGAGCACGAGGTCACCCTCACCGGCCGCGACGTACTCCTGCCAGGTGCGGGGCTTCCCGCCCAAGTTCAGCCGCGACATCACGACGATATCGACGCCCTCGAAGGTGTAGGCCTCTTCGAGGGCCGTCCGTAGGCGTTGCTCGTAGGTGCTCATGCCCCCACCATCTCCGGATGCTTGCGTGCGTGCTTGAAACAGGAATGGCAACGTCCGTGCGCCGCATGCCGCCGGGTGCCAGGCTGTCGCCGGGCGTGACGGCGGGTCATCGGGCACCCACAATCGCTGCACTGATCGGTGCCCAACAACTTTCCGGCCCGCACCCCGGCATCCTGGGGGGTGACCGCCGCAGCGCAGGCTTGGAGGGCTGGGCAGGTGGCGCACACCTCGATGGCCCTGCGGTGCCGGGCGCGGCGTTCCTCCGGTGTCTCGCTGTGCGCACCGTCCAGGTGGTCGTCCCACCACCACGCCCTCGGGCCACGGCAATGGGCCTGTACCTCCCACGACTCTGCGGTGAGAGTGGCGAGGAGGTGCTTGGGGACATGCACGGCGCGGGCCGCATCAGACCTCATACCGCACCGCCCGGGAGCACCTCGGTCAGTGGGCCGTAGATAGCCAGGACTTGCCGCCATGGAGTCCAGACCAGGTACCTTCCGCGGCACTGCCAGGTTTCGTTATCGCAGTTGCGCTGCCACACGAACTGGTAACAGTCCCGCACCTGCTGCACATCATCCGGCTCAGGATCGCCGGCCTTCCACACCCTGGGCTGCCGCTTGGACCGTTCCCATGCGGCCTCAGCCTCAACGTGAGTGGCACGGAGACGGGCGATGGTGTAGTTGGCGGCGCTGAGTTTGTTGAGCGCTTGGACAAGCTCCTCCTGCTCCCCCTCGAACCGCTCATTGGCTCGGAGCGCTTCGTCCCGCTCGGTGCGCATCGCGTTTAACGCGTCGGAGTGACTGCGGATCACGCACTCGGCACGTTCCAGCTTGTCCCGTGCCACGTTCCGGTCGCCCAAGCGGCACGCCGACTCATCGCACACAAGCCGGAACTGCTCCCGCCAGTGCGCCTCGTTGGCCTGAGCATTGTCCCGCTCGGCTCGTAGGGACTCCACCGTCTCAGGTAGGTCGATGCTCTTGGCATACTCACGCAGGGCCAACGCTGTGGTGGTCTGTTGACCGCCCCACTCCTTGGTTACCCAGTCCGCTGCCCACCGTGCGGCACGAGCCTGCTCAGCGGGGGTCAGGTCGTCACTCATCGCGCACCGCCTGGTTCCGGTCCTCGATGGGATCAGTAATGACAGCCACCTCGGGGTCAACTGGTCGGTCCAGGTGCTCTTCACAGCTGCCGGAGAACAGCTCCCCCTTCGGCGATGTGCGGTGAATGGCGTGCCCAGTGGCTCCACCCCGGCCGCATCCCGGATGGTCGCAGTCGTACCTGCTGGTGGTCACTGCGCACCGTCCGGGCGAGGGTCAGCGAGGATGCCCGTGCTCGTCTCACTTCCCGCTAGGCAGCAGTACGCACCTTGGTCGTATTGCCACGCGTCGTCCTCTAGCACCACAGGCAGCAAACCCCGCGTCCCCGGCTCAGGGTGCTCACCCATCGGGGTCAGGTTGGGGGTGCCGTGAGCGGCGAGGACAGCGGTTGCACGGCGCTCGTATAGGGCGCGTGACCTTTCGCTGGCCGCGCACCAGGCGATACACCCGGCTGTATCCTCCGCTTCCCACAGCGTCTGTCCCGGCGTCTTGCCGTCCTGCTCGGCCCAACGGATGGTGAGGTTGGGGTTGCTGTCTATCCAGTGCCCATACCGGCCGTCGACTTCACGCGCCGTACGCCACCCGTCATCGTCGGCCAGCAGTGCCCCGGTGCAGGACTCCCCGCCCCGCTCCACCACGATGGTCGGATACCAACCCGGCACGGTGGGCAGAGGCCTTGCCTGCTCACGTATTTCATGGTCGAGTTGGTCTGCGTGGGCTTCCAGTACCCTGCTGACCTTCCTATGACCGCACAAATCCGCGAATAGCGCATGGGTGCGCAGGGACTCGGGGGTTACCTCGGTGCTCATTCGATGCCTCCGGTGTGTTCGCGGCACCAACGTGCCCACGCTGTGGCGGTGTCCGCCTCCGTGCACGAATCCGCCGCCACCTCCTCGGCGTTGAGCAGCATCCGCAGCGCCGCTGCCGCCTGATGGGGGACGACCCCGTTGCCCAACGCCTTCAACTGCTCGTTGCGGGACAGTCCGGGAACGTCGGTAACGTGACCGTCAGGCAGTCCCATCAGCCACTCCACGAAGCGGGGGCTCAGCCGGGGGTTGCCGGTTCGGCCGGGTTCGGTAGGGGCAGGGGCACATCGACCCAGGACGGTGGCCCAGCGGCGGATGGCGGGTTCGTACTGGCCCCACGCGATGCGATCCGCGCCGCGATCGACCAGAGATTCGCGTCGTCGAGGGTTTCCGGCCCCCGGTCGTCCGCCGCATGTTTCGCTGCCTGCGCTGTCGGCGTTGGCAGCAACGCTGCCACTGTCCGCAGATCTGGCCCGCCCGTCCCGTGACTCCCCGGCCCGTTGGTGTCCGAGGTCCGCGGCGTCGGTAGCAGACGCCACGGCAGGTCGTCCAAGTTCGGGCCTCTGCTGCCTCTGCCGCCGAGCGTCCACCGCTCGTGCAGTTCCTCCGGCGAACGATCCCGCGATACCGCTGTCGGCGTCGGTAGCAGCCCCTCGGCTACCACGTCCATCAGGTTCGGCCCGTACCCCCGTGCCTGCCGTGCCGCTATCGCTTGCGGCGTGCCGCCATCCACCGTCGTCGGTGTGGGTAGCAACGACGAAGATGCGGAACCGCCCATGCGGAGCCCCGACGTCGGTAGCACGTAAGCCGTACCACCGCGCATCGAACCCGAGGTCGGCCAGGTCTCCAAGAACGCGTCCGAGTGCTCGCAGAACAGGCCCGTCGTCTCCGTCTCCCACACATCCCGGACAGGGTTCCATCGCGCTATCGGCATCGGCACTGAGAGCTCCCCTGACGTTCTCCCACACAACGAGGCTGGGGCGGATGATCTGGATGGCGTCGCACATGGACGCCCACAACCCGGAGCGTGTGCCTGCCCGCATCCCAGCACGTTTGCCGGCGTGGGAGAGGTCTTGGCAGGGGGTGCCGCCGGTGATGATGTCCACCGGCTCGACCTGCGACCAATCCACGGTGGTCATGTCCCCGAGGTTGGGAACGTCCGACCAGTGGTGGGCGAGGATCTTGCAGGCACCGGGGTCGATGTCGGAGTGCCAGGCAACGTCGGCGTCGAGGACCAGCTGCACCCCGGCGTTCAGACCCCCGTAGCCGCTGCACAAGCTGCCGATGGTCAGCATGACCCCTCCAGTGCTGCAACCCCGGCCAACCCTGCACGGGCAAACCGCAACGCACGGCGGTATGGGATGCGGGTGCCGTCGAGGCCCGTACGCATCCGCCACGCCAAAAGGTGGGCGGTCATGCCGAAACCGCTTCCATCTGGGCGAGCAACGTCTCCAACGTGTGAATGACCGCGGCACAGTCGGTGGGCCCGATGCGCTCCGCGATCCACAACAACTGATTGCCTCCGGATACTGCATCGAGCGCATCGATACCCGACGCGAACCCGGCGATCACTTGGGCCTGCTCGAAGGAAGACATACCCGCGATGTGGTGTCCGAGACCGGTCGGGTTGACAACGGTTACCTCTGTGGTGACTTCGACGCCCCGGATACTCATGTCGTCGCCTCCGATGCGTCGGCGGCGGCCAGGAGAACAGCAGCGAGGGAACGGGCCTCGGCGGCGTCGAGAAGGGGATCGACGTTGCTTTCTCCCTCGGGCAGCCACACCTCCACCATCTGCTTTCCGACACGAGCAGCGACCTCGAACAGAGTCGAGCTGAACACCGGCCTGCCACAGTGGTAGTAAGCGACCTCTGGCAGGTTCACCGTCACGGCGCTCACAGCCCCACCACCGTGCTGATGCCCTGCCACACGATCCGCCCGACCACCAACAGCACCAGGGCGGCGGCGGTGTCCAGCAGCACCCACACAGCCACCTTGTGCAACGCGGACATCTCCGGCTCGGGTTGTGCGTCGAGGTGGGCTGTCCAGGCGGCGAGCTGGTCGCAGTCCGTCCATACCGGGTTGACCTCATCGAGTGAAAACCGGGATGGGTGTCGTCGCATTGCTGCCTGCCGCTGGGACTCCCACTCACGGGGGGCGTTCATGCGGCCACCCCGATCGGGCCGTCGTTGAAGCGGGCCACAACGCTCGGGTCGACACCCGTCAGGCGCAGCAAGGCGGGGTCCACCCCAACCTCCACCACCGTGTCCGCGACGAGAGGTTCCTGAAGGGCGTGGGTGATCATGTCGGGAAGGTGCTTGGAGCACACCAGGTCGGCCGCGTCGAAACCTGTGTCGTGGGGGTCGTGGGGCAAGGCCGCAACCCGATACTCCACGTAGGCGACAACGGCGTCGGGGCAGTCTTCCTGCCACACGCACTGCCCGGTGTCCCACGATTCGCGGTCCAGGTACCAGCGGGTTTGCGGGGTCAGGAGCAGGCGGGGCCAGTCCAAGGCTTGCAAGGTGGTGGTCATGGGGTTTGCCTCTCGGAGTTGGAGTGGGTAGTGGATGTCTTCAATCGGTCCAGGCACGGCACCCGTGCCGGTTTGTCGTTGACCGGGTTGCGGCAGTACCGGTCCGGGCCCGCACCACAGCGAGGGCAAGTCACGTGGATGCAGGTGTCGTACGCCTCGCCGCTCATGCGATGCGCCCGAACTGCCCGGTGAAGCGGGTGACCGCAGCGGTGGTCCGGGCAAGGGACTTGGCGTCGATCACGGCATCGATGGCGTCGGTGCGGGCTTGGCGCTGCTCGAGGGTTTCGCGCATCATCCGGTCGTGGGCGATCTCGCGGGCACCGGCCACGACGTGCCCAGGCTTCAGGTAGGGCGCGGTCGGGTCGAGTGCGTGTTTCACGACGGCGGCGATGGCGTCAGGCTTGCTGATCGTGTGCCCGCACATCTCGAACGCCGTCATCCAGAACGTGACGTCAGCCTCGCCTGTGGTGCGGTGATCAGATGCGTGGACAACGCTGAGAAAGTCGATCACGTCGTCGCGGTTCATGCGATTTCCAATCGGTGAGGGTGCTTCATGGCCTGGATGGCGGCAATGCCAGCGTCGGTGGTGGATGGACGGATGCGGGCGGTGCCTGGCTTGTGGAACTTCGCTTCTCGGCGTATCCAGTTGCGCCATGCCGCCGACCAGTCGAGCATCACGCCCTTCTGGCCAGGGATGGCCCGGAAGTGATCTGTGAAAGCCAGATGCGCTTGCCGAAGGTCCACGCCGGGGCATTCGTCGCGCATCTGCACTGCGAGGGTTGGTGAGGGTTCCCAGCCTTCGGGGAGTCGCATGCCGCGTCCGCTCGTGGGTGCGACGCTCTTAGAGTCAGGGACGAGTTCTTCTTCCGTAGGAAGAAGAAGGGACGACTTGTCTGCCACAGGTGTCACCCCGTTAGTACCTGGCCTGTCACCCCGTTGCGCACCGTCTGTCACCCCGTCGGCCTCACGAGGTGTCAAGTTGTCACCCCGTGCTTGGTCGATGTTGATGTCGTAAACCATCGGCCGCCGGTCCGGGCGTAGGTGCTGCACACTGCGCTGATCGCCACGGCTGATGAGCCCCATATCTTCGAGGCTCCGCAGGTACCGTTGTGCAGTACGAACGGAGACACGGGCCTTGCCGGCGATTGTCTTGACTGATTGGCGGGCGTCGGTGCCGTCGTCGTTGGCGCGTTCGGCCATTGCCAGCAGTGTGAGCACTAGCGCGGGGTTGTCTACGGGTGCGTGGTTCAGCACCCAGCTCGTCACCTTGATGCTCATGCGGCCTCCATCGATCCGGCATCTGTGAGCCGGACCCAGCCGTGGCGTGTCAGCACCTTCACCAGGCGGGGGTCGGCGTTCTGGTTCACCAGCCAGCCGTGGACCAACGCCCAGTTGCGGTGGGACTCGATCAGGGCGTGGCAGGGGCCGCAGAGCGCGAGCCCGTTGCTGGCTTCGTTCGTGGACTCACGACGCGTCCCACCTGCGCCACGGGGTCGTCGGTGGTGGTGCTGGGGCCAGAACTCCCGTGTATCGCACACTTCGCAGTGCCCCTGGCTCCGCTGGCGGATCAGTTCGTGGACGGCGGGGGAGAACCCCGTAGCACGTCGCTTGTGCGCCTTGGGGGCACGTGGTCGGACGAGCGGCAGGCCGCCGGTGAGTGGGGTGCGGGGGCGGATGATGCTCACGACGCCACCGCCTGCATGTAGTCCCGCTGCCGCTGCCGGGCACGTTCCAAAGCCTTGTCAGCGGCAACACGGGTCATCCCCGTGCGGACCGCGAATAAGTTCGGCGTCCACCTCCACCGGACCGCAATGTCCGCGGCCGCCCGCTTCTCACCGTTCCGCAGATGCACCGACCGGTCACCGGAGAGGGCACGGTCAACAGCGACAGGGTCAACTTCCAGCTTCCTGTCGGTCATGGCGTGTGCCCCGCTCCCGCGAGCGCGACCTCGGTGCGGACGGTGGTGCCGAGCGAACGCCCGATATCCACCCGAACCTTCACGGAGTCGATCTGGCGGCGAGTACCCCGAACCTCAGCCTCGGCTAACTCAGCGGCCAAGCGTTCGGTGTGGGTGTCCACGATGGACTGGTGTTTCCGGAGATCCATAGCGCCGTCTGCGCGGAGGAACGCTGTGGACAAGGCCAGGGTGTAGTCCTCGCGGGCGTTGACGGCCACCACCTCGCGGTAATCCATCGCAGCCACAAGGTCGTCCAGTTCCCGGCCGAGTTTGGCGAGCTGCATCACCACTTCATTCGCGGTCATCGGCAGGGGGGTCATGCCGCCACCTCCGTTGTGTAGTGGTCGATCAAGGCGCGGATGGCGGGTACGTCCGTGGTGGTGGGCAGGTCGTCGCCTTCGTGCGCGGCGCGAAACATGACCAGCGCCTCACCCAGCGGGATGTCCTTGGCTATCAGCAAAGCGCGTAGTTCGTCACGAGCCTCGATAGCTGCAGGATTGGACACCTGTCGAGGCGCCGGGGGCAGCTCGGATGCGACCGGGACGGGAGAGCGTCCCTCGTGCAGGTCTTCCTTCGCCCACAGGTCCAGCGCCACACCGAACCTCATCGCGGCGTTGCGGATGGCGTCGCCGATGCACTCCTTCGCGGACTTGCCGTCGCCAACCCCGATGCGCGTCACGCCAGCCACAGTGAGCCTGATCCACAAGTTGCCCTTGGCGTCAAGCGCCGGCAGACCGTTGGAATCGAGAGCGAACGGTTCCCACGACCAGCCGGGGTCGACCTGCAACAGGCGGTCGGTGGCGGCGGCGTGCCCGACGTAATCGAGGTGCACCGCCGGGAGCCCGTGGTTCCCACCGCACTCCTTGCAGTTCCCCTTCTGCGAGTCCGCCCGGTACGGCTTGGGTAACTTCCCGACCGCGCTCGCCGGGAACGGTGCACGTAGTGCTGCCGACTTGTCTGCGTCCATCATTTCGCTGCCCCCATCAAGAGGCGGCGAATCGTCGTGGTGTCGGTAGTTGTGTGCGTCCGCACAGCGCCGGGGACCAACTCGATAAGCCGCTTGCGGTCCACACTGGTCACGACCGCCCGCTCGACGGCTTCCGGGTTCTCCGCGTAGATCGCGGCCCAGTCGACGCTCTCGGACTCCTTGACAGTCTCGGACCAGTGGCAGAGCACCTCCCCCTCGGGGGTCATCAGGGCTGACGCGTTCTCGCCCATCGGGTCGATGATGGCGCGCAGAGCTTTGATCTCCTTCTCAAAGTCCAGCCGTTGCGCGTTGGACTTGTTCCAGCGGCGGATGGTGTCGATGTCCTCGGGATCAGAGACGACTACCGCGCCGAGCGGTGGGGGTTCCACGTCGGCGTCCACATAGCCCAGGAACTCATCCACGGCGACGATCAGTTCGGAGATCCGCTCGTCGTTGCGGGTGATCGGGTAGTCGGCGGTGGAGACCGGCACGAAATCGACGTGCGTCTCCAAGGTGAACAGACCGCGGTCCATCCCGGTCACGTAGGCACCCCACTGCCACTGCACCTCGTAGTGAGGTGGGATTCCGAAGGCCCAGGTCGCAGCGGACTTGCCGGTGGCCGTCTTGGCTTCCCACAAGCCCGTGGGCTCCCAGGAAGCGGGCTCAATCAGTCCGTCCGGGCTGTACGCGTGCCGTGGGTTGGCGTTGCTGACCAGCATCCGGGGCGTGTGTATGACGCACCCCTTCGCGGCGGCGGTGCCTTCGCGAATGATCGGCTCGCGGTCGGTGCCCCACTGCATGTGGTCAGTAACGTGGGTGGGTCCGGCCTTGCCAGTCATCTGCCGCCACAGTTCGAGGCGGGTCGTGAAGGGGGAGATTCCCAGGACGGACGCGACCTTGCTGCCCGTCATGTACCAGAGCCACTCGGTCGAGCCGGGCACCACATCGTGATCAATCTCAGTGGCGGCGGGGTGCAGGTCGATGGACGATTGTGTCGTCCCGGTCATGCGAGGGCCCCTCGCATGAGGCGATCCCAGTAGCGGAACTTCCGCTCGGCCCGCAGGTACGCCTCTTCGACCTCGCGTGTCTTCGCGGCATCGGTGAAGGTGCCGCGCTGCGCCTGGATGCGTGCCAGTTCGAGGGCGGCGCGTTCGTGCTCCTGAGCGTTTCGTTCGC